AAGGTCGGCGAGGCCGGCGGTGAACACTGTACGACCTATGGCGTCGATCGCGCGAATTGCGACGTCGCAGCGAGGATCGGCGATTTCCTCAAATTCAAGATCATGGGATGGCAGCGTGACGGGTGAGGAGCTGCGCCGGGCGATCGGAGCGCTTGGCATGACGCAAGCCGCGTTCGCCGACAAGATGGGCGTGACGCCCTCGGCGGTCTACCGCTGGCTGTCGGGGCAACTGCCCGTTCCCGTTTATGTCGAAAGCTATCTCGAGGCGCGCCGCTTCGGCGAAGCCTTGCGCGCGTCGCTGAGCGATAGCGCTTGAAAGCGGAGGGAGAATTAGCTTGGGGACTAAATTTAGCCGTTGGGCTAATGAAGCCTAAATCTGCAAATGGTTCGCTCCCCAAATGGACCATAACCCTCGCGGTGATCCTACTCATCGTTAACCTTTTTACCGGCGCTGTCGGTATTATCACGCTCCTCTATCGCTGATAACGCTTGAAAGCGGAACCGCCCGGCCAAGGGGACTTGAAACCGGGCGGCTGATCCGATGGAGCGGATCGGGGCTTGACATCCGCTCTGGGACAGAGCCAAGCTTTGCGATTGTTCGAGAATCGCATGGATCAAATGAACCCTTCCGCCGATAACGTCAAGCCGCAAAAGCGCCTCTGGTTACTGACCGTATGGAATGTGCCGGTGCCGCTGCTTGGCCTTATGGCGGGACTCAAGCTCCAACCTACCATGAAGAACCCGAATAATTTCTGGCGACACTGTCGGACTCGCACCGAGATTAGCGGCGTCATCGCTCCGCTTTCGGCCGCCGGCCTACACGGCCAGGCTAAACGCGTCAACGCAACATGAGCTACGATAGCAAGCGCTGGCCGGTGCGTCAAACGAATGAGGGCGATTTTACCTCATTCGCTTTCGAGCGTTGGACACCTAGGCGCAGCGGTAAACTATACGGTTTTGCCACCGTGCGGATCGGTCCGTTGCGGATATCAGGCATTAAGATTTTCGCTGGTAAAGACGGGTTTTTCGCGTCTATGCCCAGCACCTCGTGGACCAAGCGCGATGGCTCGGTACACTACTCGCCGATTGTTGAGTTTATCGATAAGGGGCACGCCAAGCGCTTCAGCGACGCCCTAATCCGACAAATCACGGCAATCGATTCGGATATATCAGCCCCACAAGGGGACGCAACCGTGGTGACGCTCAACCGGCGCCATCGAGCGGACGAAACAAGAAACGATCCTCAGCCTGAGCCTCTGAGAGAGGTTCGCAGCCCGACCCGATAACTGTTCTCCCCTGCCAGCCCTCGATCGTAGCCGGGAGACAAAATGCCCACCCGGTGTAACGTGACCTTCAGCGCTGGTGTAGCCGGGTTCAAAGTGTCGAGATGCAGGCAAGGCAAGTGAGGGCGATATAACACGCGAAGCGCGTTCAATTGGTGACGGCGACCATAACGGCCGGGGAAGATGGCAAACTCACAATCTGCCATCAGGCTATAGATAAGGGGGGGATATACTCGCCCTTGCGCCTACCCCGTGCCCCCGGAGGGCTAGACGATTACATTCAATACAAAAAAAACAATCCGGTGCCCTAGTGGGGGTGTCGGGTTAGCTAACCAAGAACGCAGGCATAAAGGTATGCCCCTTACCCCCATACGCTGCCGCGCGGCCCATAGCGGGGGGGGTTACTGCTTCGGCCCCATATCCCGTAGTGCTGGCGAAACACACGTATCCTTTGGCCCGACGCGCCGTTGAAATGCTATCCCAAGCCCGATATAATCCCGTCATGGTCTACGCGATAACCCTCGCAGTCATGATCGCGTCCATCAGCATCAGTGGCTGTCATCAAAAGGTTACAAATATCCCCGGTAACCCCGACGACATCCAACGATCCCTGCAAGGTCGCGATGAGTACGATCATCAACGCTGCGAGCCAGGATATGCCTTCATGCGACTCGGTGAGACAGCCGAACTCTGCATCGCTTACAAACATCCACAGCCAACCGTTTCGCCATAATCCGAAACAGCCGTGACACAGGCATTCTCAAAAGCATACCGATTGCTCGGACGCCCTACCAAGTACAAGCCCGAGTTCGCCGATACCGTCCTAAAAGCCGCCGCAGAAGGCTTCAGCCTCTCAGCCGCAGCCGCTGAGCTCGGATTGTCCCGAGAACAACTTACCGAATGGGGGACAGTATATCCGCTCTTCGGCGAGGCATTAAATCGCGCTAGGGTAGCAAGATCGCAGTTCTGGGAACGCAAGCTACTAAATGCATCTGAAGCTAGGTCAGTCACTGGCGGACAAGCTCAGATCTTGTTATTTATGGCTCGCGCGCACAGCCAGGTTGAGTTCAACAACCAGTCGGGCGCAGACACTAAGGCGCTGCTTGGTGACTTGCTTGATGCTGTCGTTCAACTGCGGGCCGAGCGAGCAACCAAGGCTGCTGAACCCAAGGTGATTGATGGTGTGGTGGATGGGAAGGCTGAGGCTGGTGAGCCTAAGCTATTGACAAGCAACAGCACCAAGGCGGATACACCATCCGTCTAAGACATTAAATCTGGACATCAGCCAGTCTCGACCCCTACCCCCACTTGGCGACCTACCCCGGCGGCCTCGATCGACGACTCTCATCCTACATTTTACGGGGGTTTTGCATGCGAACTACTGTAGCGAGCATTCCGGCGGGTCGGATCCCGGACTGGTGTTGTTGTGTTGTAGGTTTGGGTGGCAGCCCGGTGGTGATTTGCCCATACGATCCGCCATGTGCTGTTCGGTGTAAGCGGGTAGCGGCTGCGGCTAAGGTTTTGCGGGGCCTTGGCGGAAATTTGGGGGATGGTTGAGTATGGGGGCTGAGCCGATGGCAACGGCACCACGGGACGGTAGCGAGCTATTATTGTTGTGTGGTTCGGTGTGGGGGTGTTTTTGGGTAGTAGGGCGCTACTATCCGCCTCGGGAATATTATGATGTGATTGAGCCGGGCGATCGGCTTAGGGGTGCTGAGTGGGTTGCTACGGTATTTTCGCCATGTTCGGATTACGCGCCGGCGCTGTGGCCGCTTGGCTGGCGGCGGTTACCTGAGGTGTGTTGATGCGGCGGCAGTGGACGCGGTTGAGGGGTGATCCGGCTTTAGGGGCGGATCCGTACAGCGTACCGAAGCGAATGCTGAAGGACGCCGAGCGGTTTATGGACTGGTGGGACGACCCGGCGCTGATGGTTCGGGAGTTGTTTCGGGTTGAGCCTGACGCGTGGCAGGAGGATGTTTTGCGGTCGTTCCCGACGACGCCTCGGATAGCGATGCAGGCGCCGATATGGGTTGAGGAGTGGGTTGAGACGCCGGGAGGCGCTCGACGGTGGGGTGACATCGCGGTTGGCGACGAGGTTTTCGCGCGGGATGGTTTGCGGACGCGGGTTATGGCTCGCTTTGAGCAAGCGAACGTTGCGCTGTATCGGGTGACGTTTTCGGACGGGTGTTCGGTTCGGGTATGTGGTGAGCACCTTTGGCGGATTCAGTCACCGTATGATCGTAAGCTGGGGCGCGAGCGCGATCTGACGACGCTGGAATTGTTGGGTGGTGGCGTCAAGATGCCGAGTGGGCAGAACCAATACAACATTCCGGTACAGGGTTCGGTTGATTACGCAGCTCGCTCGCAGCCGTTGGACCCGTATGTGTTTGGTTTGTGGCTCGGCGATGGGGTTGCCAACGAGGCGACGTTGGTTTGCCCGGACGAGGCTATTAGGGAAGAGCTGACGCGTCGAGAGATGGGCTGGCACCCTAGGCGGACGGCCGAAGGTGAGAAGGATATTTGGTTCGACGGCATCTCCGGGCTGCGAGAGACCGGCGTCAGCCAATTGCGCTCGCACGAGAAGTACATCCCGGAACGCTACAAGCGCGCGTCGCGCTCGCAGCGGTTGGATTTGCTGCGCGGACTGATGGATGCGGATGGGACGGTGTGCTTGAATGGGCAGACTTATCTCGCGTCCTCGTCGGCACGTTTGATCGACGACTTTATCTGGCTCGCCCGGTCGCTTGGGTATTGTGCCTGGAGGGGTGGCCCCTATCCACATGAGGGGTTTCGCGACGGCTATCGAGCGATGATATCGGGGCCAGAACCGCCATTTCTGGCCGCCGCGGAAAAGTGTAAGCGTTGGCATGTTCCTGAGAAACATCGTTACACCCGTTATATTGAAAGTATAGATCCTGATGGTAGTGGCGATGTTGTTTGTATAGGGGTTGGTCATCGTTCGTCATGTTTTCAGATTGGTGATTTTATAGTTACGCACAACTGTAAAGGCCCCGGAAAAACCTGTTTACTGGCGTGGTTGATCTGGAATTTTCTGTTGACGCGGCCGCATGCGAAGATTGCGGCCACCAGCATTACGGGGGACAATTTACGGGATTGCCTATGGGCTGAGCTGGCGAAGTGGCAGCAGAAGAGCGAGCTTCTGAAGGAGCTATTTACGTGGCAGTCGAAGCGGATTTTTGCGAACGACCATCCTGACACTCACTGGGCGAGTGCGCGGACGTGGAGTCGGGATGCGGATCCTGAGCAGCAGGCGGACACGCTGGCTGGGTTACATGCGGATTACATGCTTTTCGTGTTGGATGAATCGGGCGGGATGCCGGAGGCTGTCATGGCGGCGGCTGAGGCGGCGATGGCGTCTGGGATTGAGACGCACATTGTCCAGGCTGGGAACCCAACGCAGTTATCGGGGCCGCTGTACCGGGCGAGCGAGCGGGATCGCAAGTTGTGGCGCGTCTGGGAGATTACCGGTCACCCGGACGATCCGAAGCGGACGCCGCGGATGCCGGTGGCATGGGCGCGGGAGATGATGGAGGCTTACGGGGTTGAGCACCCGTGGGTGTTGGTGAATGTTTTTGGGCGTTTTCCGCCGCACAGTTGGGACGCGCTGATCGGGCCGTCCGATATTAGCGCTGCCGAGCGGCGCAGCTACCGCGACCACGACATAGAGCGCGAGGCGAAGATACTGGGCGTTGACGTGGCGCGGTTTGGTGACGATCAGAGCGTGGTATTCCCGCGGCAGGGGCTGGTAGCATTTACGCCCGGCCTATATCGCAACATTGACGGCTTTACGGGGGCGGCGATCGTCAACCGCAAGATCGAGGATTGGGGGGCGGACGCGGCCTTTATCGACGACACCGGCGGGTTTGGCGCGACGTGGATTGATCCGCTACGCAAGCTGGGGCAGTCGCCGTTGCCGGTTCACTTCAGCGCCAAGGCCAACGACAAGCGGTATTTCAACAAGCGGGCCGAGATGTATTGGTTGGCGTGTCAGTGGATCAAGGACGGCGGGCAATTGCCGGGTGAGTGCCCCGAGTTGGGGCAGGCGCTGACGCAGATGACGTACACGTTCCGCGGCGATGCGATTCTGATTGAGGACAAGGTGCAATTGAAGGCGCGGCTGGGGATGAGCCCTGACGTGGCGGACGCCTTTGCGCTAACGTTTGCCGAGCCGGTAACGTCAAAGCGCTTGACGACATCGGGTAGGCGGCGCTCAAGCAAGCACCTGGTCGAATACGATCCCTACGAGCTTACGTCGGACGACATGGCAACCCCGAGGGTATGGTAATGGCCGGCATCTACGATGATATTCCTGTGGCTGAGACGGACGAACCGACGTACACATTTGGGCTTCGCACGGCGGCACCATCGCCGCCAATTGATTGGGGTGAGGTAATGGCTGACAAGCCCGAGCGCGACGAGCATGCGGAGCAACATGAGCACGTGCATGCGGTGGCGCATTCTGTGGCGCAAATCGACGAGATTCACCGGATGGTTCTGGCATTGTGGCAACACCACATGGCCGAGCAGACCACGGTTGGGCAGCCGGGCGGGCCGACCGCTGTGATGCCGGCTGCTGCGAATCCCCCGCAACAGGCTCATCATGGCGGCCAGGGCTTTATCGCGCCGCAGCATCCCGACTTTAAGATACGGGCCGAGCCAGCCAAACCAAAAGCGAAAGAATGACGCAAGAAGGCGAGAAAATCGCGCTTTTGCGCGAGAAAATCGCGCTTTTGCGGGCGATTGACGAGAAAATCGGGCGGATTGAGGCGCTTTTGGCAGAAATCACCAAAACGCCGGAGATTTGCGCTGGCCCAGACATAAATACCGCGCTTGAGATAGGCGGCGATCGCCCGTATGTGCCAAACGAGTACAGTATGCGGGTGCCCAGCTCGTGGTGGCGCGATATGTCCCACGGGGTTCCCGTCCAGCCGAACCCCGATTACGCGGTTTACGAGCGCGCCGGGCCGCCGAGCCCCAAGGCGGAGGAATAGCCGCTGGATCGCCGTGAACGCCTTGGGCTTTGGCTTGCTAGAATAGCGTTGCGGCTTACGGGAAACCGTGAGCTTGCAAATGTGGCGCGAGTATTGCCCTTAATTCCACAGCGACGCCTTGCGATATCTCCAGAAAAATTGGACCGCCAGTCGTCTGAGCTTCTTTCGGGAACGGAATGGTTGCTCTGGGATCCATCTGGGGCTTCGGCCCGCTCGAACCCAAAGGACTGATTCTGTTGGATCGCGATACCCTTCTGCTGTTGCAGTCGATTGACGGCAAGATGGGCCGCATGCTGGAGCTTTTGGGGACCATAAACGCGTTGTTGGTCTCGGCGGGGGCCAACCGGATAGTGGAGGATCAGCGCATCGCGCGCGGTTTGGCCGCCGCCCGGCCGGGTCCGTGGTTCAAGGACGGCTGGCACGGTCGCTAAAGATAGTGTGGCTGTGGGCGTCAGACGAAGCGATTCGCACGATTGTCCTAAGCTTAGTGACGATCGCCCTCCTGTTTTGGTTTTCCCTTTAAACATGTGCCCGTGGTAGGCCTGGCGCTGCTGGTTTTGGTGGCGTGGGTGCCGTGGTTCAATTCCGAAATGCCGGCGCGCTGGATCGTGCTGTCGTTGGGATTGCCGCTGGTGTCGGCGGTATCTCCCGCGCCGCTACCGCGGTGCTACCGCGGTGCCCTTCTGATCGCCTTCGGCTGGATGGCGCTCGGGCTCGCGTGGTCGCCGGACCCGTGGGGTGGTGCTGGCGAGCTGATCGGCTTTGCCCTGCTCGCGGGGGTAATGATCGCGGCCAGTTCGGTCGAGATCAGGCCGGTTATGACCGCTTGCCTGTGGGCTGTTGGCGTCTCGGCCGCCGTGGCTGTCGTCGAGATGGTGGCGGGGTCCGAGCCGCTGGGTCTGTTTGGCAATCGCGATCTGTTGGCCGAGACGGCGGCGCCGGTTTTTGTCTGGGCGGTGATCGCACGAGCAAACCTTGTCGCAATCGGTTTGGCCGTCATTCCGCTCGCGATCTGTGGATCGCGGACGGCTCTTGCTGCGGCGCTGGTTGGTCTGCTGACTGCGGCTCGGTGGTGGGCCTTGGTGCTGGTAATGCCGGCGCTATTATGGTCGTCGGTATCGGGCAAATCCGCCAGCCTCGCCGAGCGGCTGACGATCTGGCATATCGCTGCGGCCAACATCTCATGGCGCGGGACGGGGCTGGGGTGGTTCGCCGCAGCGCTGCCGCAATATCAATATGCGCATAGCGATCTTCTCCAAGGCTTGGTTGAGCTTGGCGCGGGGGCTGTATTATTTGTCGGGCTCGCCGGATGGCTTCTGTGGCAAGCCAACGGTGAACTACGCCCTGCGCTCCTATCGTCGCTCGTTACCGCCGCCGGCTCTTTCGCGCTGCATGCCCCGGCGTCAGGGTTTGTCGCGGCGGTTCTGGCGGGCGGGGTGGTTGGTGCTTGGTATCGCGAACGCGGCACTATATCTCTCGGCAGAGTTGCAATGGGCGACGATAGCGGGAAGGCCGATGCCGGCAATCGAACTGTGGACGCGCTCAGCGGCGGCGGCAAGCGCCTATCCGTTTGACGGCAAGCTACGGGAAGATGTACACCGGCTGCATCTGCAACTTCGGGGCGTTGACTTGAACGCGATGGTATCAACAAACTTGACGTGGAGATGGTGAGGTAAATGCCTTTTCTCTCGGGGCCGAAGATTGCAGCACCCGCGCCGCCGCCTCCACCGCCAGCCCCGCCGAGCGCCGCAGCGCCAACCGTTGCGGCGGCCGGCAATGCGGCGTTGCAAATGATGGCGGCGGCCGCCGGGGCTGGCAGCGGTGGGACTGTGTTGACTTCGGGCCAAGGGGCGGCGAGCCCGGATACCCGACAGAAGCAGCTTACCGGGGC